TGCATTTACTTCATCTAATTGTAACCATCCACCTACAGCATCTGCTACTGGTGCAGCGGTTTGAGTACTAGCAGTTTGGCTTAAATACCATCCTGGTGAACCTCTTCCATTATTACTTGTATTGGTTCTTGTAATGGCTGAATAAAAATCATCCATAAACGAAGTTTGGCCTAGAAAGTCATATCCGCCACCTTGCGTATTGGTAACCGGAAATGGATCAGGCATCATTGCGTTCTTTAACGGGCTTTTATCTTTAACCACGTTAGTAACGCCATTGTTAAAATGTGTTGTCATGTCAGTCTCCTTTTAATTTGACCAGTAAATACACCGTCCTCATGACGTGTATTCACCAACATTAACAGTTTAGTTGTAAAACAAAGAAGGCGCTCTTTCAAGCGCCTTCTTCTATCTGGGAGGATCCAGTGTAAGTTTATGAACCTTGTGATCCGTATGCGCAACGAGGATCAGAGTAACCAAAGCTATATCTCTCACGTGCTTTGTATCTCATATTTCCTGTATCAAAATCGCCTTCCATGCCAGTGGCAAGGGCAGCTCTTATGAAATGCTTGAATCCATTAGGGCAATCAGTTTTTATGAACCACGCGTCTGTGTCAGTTAAATAGTGATTCACTACATAACCTTCAGGTAGCATGCCCATGTTTTTGATCGCATTAATATCATTATCAGCAGTACCGACTCTAAGAGTGGATTCTAAAATCCTATCCGCTACAAATTGAATGTTGACAGGAAGAATAAGTTTTCTTCCTTTCATTGCAACTTTTAAGCCTCTTTCATCGATAAAGCCAGCAATGTCAATCAATGCCTGCTCTAATGAGGTTTCGTTAAGATCCGCATCGGTAGCACTTCTGTTTGACCAGGTTCCACCGAATGTTGTTGGATGAGCAGTGCTAAATAATGTAACACCGTCACCGCCAGTAGTCGCGAACGAAGTGTTCAGGATATTGGCGCCCCTAACTTGTTTAGTATAAGCCATAGATCGAGCTAGTGCTTTAGTGTAACGAGCAGATAAAGTATCGTAAAGGTTATCTTCCACCGCTTCTTCCGTTAACGCAAATGCCAAAGCAATTGTATCGTGAACGTATCTCGCAGTGAAGGATTCTTTTGCAGTATCGAAATCAACTGCAGCGCCTTCCGGTTTTACCGCTGCTTCACCAAAACCAACTAACATCACTTCTTCTTCAAAAGCTCTGTCGCTTGATTCTTGACTAAATATTTGTGCCGCCTCGTTCTCATAACGAGCGTACTCCAGTCCAAATAACGCGTTCAGACCAGGTTCTAGCTCTTTGGCGAGCTGGGCTCTATTTATAGCCATTATTTAATCTCCTAGTCTACACGCCCAGCGTACCAGTACCACCCATAAGTTGAGAATTGTTGATTTTTACGACAAAAATCGAATTGTTCGCAGTAGTGTTATTACTTGGAACATTGTAAAAATCTATTAGTCTCACTTGAAGGGTAGCAGTAGTAGTTGCTGAACTTGAATCTATTTCTACGCCAGACACACCCGTAGTGGTATTGCCTGCGCCGAAAATGAGATCCGCATTTTCATTTAGATTGGCTGCAACTAAATTGCTCGAATCAGAATCCTGTTGAACAATAAATGTTTGCATTGGATTATCCCATACAAATGCTTTCGCATCCCCTGGAGCTAAGCTCGCAGGAAAATATGGGGACCAGGTTGGTTTGCTTGTTGTTGGGTCCGTATAAAAACAGCCTCCAAACACGCCCAATAGGGGGTTCGTCGCCGCAGCTACTTCAATGGTTCCGTCACTTTTATATTTAACGGGGTCCCCTGTAAAGATAGCTGTGCTTTGAGTGTCTCCGATCGGGTACTGTGATTGGCCACCATTATTATTCGTTTGTCCCTGACACGCAACTGGTATCAGCCCGAAGGCCGCATCAATGTTTGCCATATTGACATCCTTTTAATAATGTTTGGGGAAGACCTTCCAACCTATTTGGATTTGGTACCTCCACCAAAAGTTACTCTGCTTTGCCGTTCTTTTGAGATTGGCATCGCTGGATGCTCGTCTTTCATTAAATCATTCTCAATAGATGCTTGCTGATCGGCAGTGAGATTCTTAAAATAAGCATCTCTATCCTGTTTTACTTCGATCGGACATCTCATCAAGATCAATCCTCCAACTCCTATAACACCTTTATATTTACCTTCAGCAATCGCCGGTAGATCCAATCGATCTGGATATTCACTAGCTTTCACTGGTTCATATCCGCTTCGTATGCGTCCCATGACGTTTTTTTCGTCCTGGGTGCCTCGAAACTCGAATCGTATCCATCGATGATGAAAGCCTTCAGGCGGATCGGGTGCTTCTAAGTTGGATGGAGGAACCCATCCTCTTTTACGAGCAACCTTTTCACGGGTTTCAGCTTTGCGTGAGGTTTTCAGTTTTGTTTTTACAGTCATATTACGCCTCCTTCACGTGTTTTGCGTATTCTTCCAAGGGCACACCAAGTTTTTTTGCGATAGCTACTTGTGAAGGTGTGAGTCTCACAGTGCGGCGCCCAGAAGGCGATGTTCTAACAGCCGAAGCAACTTTTTGTTTCGGCTTTGTTACGGTTTCCCCATCAGAAAACTTATGAGGAAATTCTTTTCGTATACGTTTATCTATCTCACTATAGTACTCATCGGTCCTAGGATCAACCCCTTCTTCAACTAATTCCCTATGAATATCATATGCTGTGTAGGTCATCGCATTTTGAGTTCCAAACCAATCATTCTTTAAAGCCCAAGCTTCTGCCTTCGGATCGCGAGTACGTGGAGCTTCTTCCTGCACTCTTCCTCCTTCAGATGCCTTTGTAACTTCCTGTTCTTGTTGGGTTTTTCGTTGTATAGCCTTAGCTTTTGACACTTTTAATCGTTCATCTTCAATAGTCAAACGAGCAATTTCCTGTTGAGCAGCAACCTGTTTTTCAACATCTTGCGCATTCATTGCGGCTTCGAGAGCTCTTTTTGCAAATTCTCGTTGATTGGTGAGAGCTTTTTCTCTTTCCGCTAACATTGTGTCCGTTTGAACTAAAGTAGAACTTTTAAGTGTTTCAAATTTCTTTTTGGCTACTTCAGCGTACTCGATAGCGGCTTGTTCGCGTCTTTCCGCTTCGCGCATTTTTTTAGTTAATTTATCAATTCGTTTTTTTACTCCTACACTATATTCTTCGAGCTCTTCTTCTTTAGTTTCTTGGGGCTGTTCTTTTACTTCTTCTTTTACTTCTTCTTTTACTTCTACTACTTCAACAATAGGAGCATCTTCTTTTGTTACTTCTTCGATACCTTTTTCTTTATCTTCTTTTAATGTTACATCAACAGAACTGCCCGACGTATCAATAGGTACTAATTTTTCTGATGGTGATGTTATTGCTTCCGGCATGGTGCCTCCATGTTATAAAATATTGGACGGCAAAATATCCCGTGGATCATCAAGAACTGCGAGTACTTCGTCATCATTAATTATGCGTAGTTCTCCCCCTTCAATCTGAATGCGTGATCCTGAATACTTGGTAATCAAGATCCAGTCTCCTTCTTTGCACCAAGGGCCAGTTGGAAATCGATCTTTGTCTTTATATGCTTCAGAGCCTATTCTTAAAACTTTACAAATATTTGTTGTTACTTGGGCTTGATCAATTGTCTCATCAGTAAGATGAATGCCCGCAGAAGTTTTAGAATCCAGCTTCAAGGGAAATAATACAATCCTAAACCCACACGGCGTAGGAATTTTTTCCAGTTCTTGTTTCTGTTTTTCTGCTTTCTTGCCGTCCCATACATGTGTAGGGACAATTAATTTTGGTTTATTCATCTTCTAGCTCCGTTTTCTTTAGCAGGTCCGTGAGTTCCCGTTCTTCTTGGTCAAGGGCGTGTAATTTACCGGTTAAATACCGATATTCAGCCCAATCGTTAGCGCCGGTCAATATAGCTTGTTTTACTTGGTCTTGTCTAGTCTTTAATTGTTTCTTGTAATAAGTGAAAAAATTCTCAAATCTCATGCACTATACACACTTTTTCATTATTTCTGAAAGATCAATACATCTTTGTGGCGTCTGTTTAGCCCAGCGAGAGTCGAGCATTTGCACGTGCGCCTCAAAATAGTCCTTTTCCTCCAAAGCCAAAATCATCTTCTTAAAATTTCTAACACCCTGGGTGCCCAATTGAAACACCATCTCAATAATGCAATTTTTTGCCTCGATATGAAGCTCTGTTATGTGACCAACAAGTTGGTTGGCACCTTCTCTGGCTTTCTCCAGATCCTTGTAAAAAAGATCCAGAAGGTCGGATTTTTTATATTCTATTCCTTCTTCAAAATTATCATTTTCCGTGATGAGGTGACCATACCCAATGGTTTGTTTGCCAAGTGAATCTTTATAAATTTTTTTACGGAATCCTTCATGGTCCATGATTCTTTTTTCGAGCATCATCTTCCTTGACTCCTGTATATCTTTGTGGTCGGTCTTTTGCTCGGAAGCATTCGACTGAATCCCCGTGGCTTGACTTTCACTACAGTACCGCCCTTCTTATATTTCTTCGCCCACTTTTTAGCGATTTCCGGCTTGTTGGCAAATAAAAATTTCTTTTGTTTTTCAGATTTAAAGGGCACTTTTAATTCCTACTTTGGTGTAGGGATATTTTTTATTTCCAACGATAGGCATCTAATTCTCCTTTTTTAACTATGTGGTGATTTAACTTTTTTCTGTGATTTACGGGCAATTAATTCCTTATCTTTCTTTTTTGTTGCTTCTTTCGCCAGTCTTTCATTATTTAAGATTTTTCTAATTGCTTTTTTACTTGCAGGTGAAGCGTTTTTTAAAAGTTTCCAGTTCGCCATTGCTCTAGCTTGATCATCAGCTTTTTTACCATTATCGCCCATCTACTCCTCCTCTTCAGAAATTATTTCTTCAATCTTCTCGACTATCGCCTCTTCCTTTTCGTGAAGAGCTGCAAGCTTGTCCAGTTCTTTTTGAATTTTTTGAAGGGGTGTTTGTTTCTTTTTCTTAGTTTTGGGTTTCATAATTTCTCCTTATTTTGTTAAGCCCTTGCTTTTCTCGAAACTTCTGAGCCCGGCGACTCCGAGCATTGAGGTGACGATGGCCAGCAAGGGGCCAGTTTGAATTTCAGGAGCCGTTATATCAAGTCCTGAGAACTTCGCATACCATTCAATTCCCGGGGACACAATGAACTCAAAAATTAGCGCGAAGGCCCCCGTCCAGCCGATCATGGGCCTCCAGCCCGCGACAAAAATCGACTTATGGGCGCCTTCTTTGATGTTGACATCAATTTGTTTCTCAGCAAGTTTTTGCTGGATGCGCTGCATTAAAATCTTTTTATCTAATTTCTCTTCCTCTGAAGTATGTAACTCGTCAATAACGTTAGAAATTTGTTTGAGAGCTCCGCCCTTACCGCCTAATAGTCCTGACAGGAGACTGAGCATTTACGCTCCAGCACCTGTCATTTTCCATAGAACAAACAGAACGACAACGACAATGATACCGGCTTTAATCCAGTCTTTCATACCCCAGTCATTCCATTCCTTGAGCCAGCCCCAAAGATCCTTTAAAAGTTTCATATGAAACCTCCTTAATTAAATTAAAAATGAATTTACTAAAAAACGCCTTTAAAAGCAACCTTCTTAATCTGCATCTTACTGCGCTGTCCTTTTGGTCCCTCACCTAAATTATCTACAACCTTTGGTCCGGGTATTGCTACCTGTGCTGTGGATACTTCTGATGTCTTATTCACATTAGGGCCTGCATAAGGATTCATC